TTTGAACTGGTGCAGGTTGACACGTTAGCCAGAGCATTTGGCGGTGGCAACGAGAACAACTCGGAGGACATGGGAGCGTTTATCCACAACGCTGGAAGGATTCAGCGGATGCTAGGGTGCGCCATGATGGTGCTGCATCACTCGGGTAAGGACGCCACCAAGGGATTGCGGGGACACTCAAGCCTGCTAGGAGCAGTTGACACCCAGCTGGAACTGCTCAAGATTGACGCAACTCCCAACTCGTCCAGCCCGATAGCGGGATCAGGCATCCTCACGATTAGTAAGCAGAAGGACGGCCAGGACGGTCTGAAGATTGGCTTTGAGATGGTGAAGGTGGAGATCAAGGCCAGCCTACTAGGCATCAGCGACGCCCAGATCAGCCTGGCTGTGAGGGCCAGTGACGAGGCGCTGAAGCAGGAGATGCAGCAGCAGGCAGTCGAGCGCCAGGCCAAGCCACGCAAGCTGCAGGAGAACCAGCAGGCGGCATTAGACGCCATCCACGACGCCATAAAGAAGAACGGCCACATGACAAACGTCGGTGAGGAGCGCCATAAGACGGTCTCGGTATCGGAATGGAAGGAGGCATTCGCCAAGCTAAAGGGTGACAGCAAGTCAATCGACAGCGATTTCTACCGTGGAAAGAAGGCGATGTTTGCCAAGAAGCTGGTCGGGTATCACGAGACGGATGTATCAAATTACTGCTGGGTTATCTACCGCGATGATGACAAAGATGAGCCGTTTGTGGCATCAGTTTGATAGGCAACTTGCGAAGTTGACTATGTAAATATAGGCAGTTGCCTATGTACTTATGTTTGAGAAATATAGGCAACTCGGTGAAATATAGGCAGTTGCCTATGCTGCAAGTTGCACAGGAATAGGTAAAAACCTAGTCAACTTACAACTTCTTGCTTAATGCAAGAAGTAAGTTAACTAGGTTGACTACCTCGGAAAGTTGTTATGGTGAAGTTGACTAGATGAGGAGTTGAGGATGGCTACGAAGAAACTTACGGATAGGGATGAGTTCCCGTCTGACCCGTTCAAGGTGTTCCAGCATTCGCTCATGGTTGAGATGGAAACCGCAAAGATGGAGCATGAGAAGGTTTACGGGATTGACCGAGTGATCGACCTGGTGGATGCCGAGTTCCGCAGAAAGTTCAACGCGCAGCGGGAGCGCATCTGGGATGCAAGCCAGGCGCGTGACGAGGAGAGGCTAGAGAAGGCCATCAAGGGAATGATCGCGGCGTACAAAGCGCTCACCAGGTGGGCGGTTGAGTCAGGCATTGAGCAGATGCCTAAAATCGATTTCATGGAGCACCGTATGAAAGACAAAAGCATGATGGTTATCGTTAGGGACAAAAATATGGCGACCTGGTACGGGCAATTTTGCAAAGAGACGGGATTACGCTCGGTCTGGACACTCGCGGAACTTGAGGTGGTTATGACGGGTCCGACGTTGACTCAGGTACGCGAGATCAAAGCAGCACTGCCAGGTACAACAATGGTTCCCGTGACGCCGCAAGGAAGCAGCGGGTTCGAGGACATGGAGAACGACATCGACATCAGCAAACCATTTAAGGGTGGCAAGTTATTCGACACAAAGGCAGCAGAAAGGGAAAGAGATGAGCGCAGGACGTGATTTATGGGATGAGGTGGTACTCAGGGTGCTTGCCACAACGAAAAACGCTTGGAGGGTCATCTGATGCCTGGTAATCCGAAAGTGAGAGCCGATATCGCGCTGCTGGAAGACATCGATGACGAGTTGATCCTGTCGATGTTTGAGGAAGGGCGCAGCAAGGCAGACATATGCCGTGGCCTAGGCATCGGACGGCGTGCGCTCGACACTTGGATATCGGACAACGACTATGAAGCTAAAATAACGCGCGCGCGGGTGGAAGCGGCCTCGCATTTAGCCTGCGAGACACTCACCATAGCGGACAACATGGACGTCGACAATGGCCAGCGCGACGTGCAGCGCATCCGGACGCGCCAGTGGCTGGCCGAGAGGTGGGATAGGAAGACGTACGGCACTGACAAAGCGAGCCAGGTCAACATCAGCATCCAGGGTTTGCGCATGGAGGCGCTGCGCCACGTCGAAGTGGTTGAGCAGTTATCCACAGACCAGATGCCAAAGTTATCCACAGATTGAGTGCATTTGCTTAAAGATTAAGCATAAACACGCATAAACACCCGTTCTAACTTCACATAATGGACACTGTATCAAATACACATTGTGGGATTAGTGCTGACGATCAGCATAATCATCAATGGAATCAACGGGTTACGCGCACCACAGCCCAGCGTCAGAGGGGACGCGCAGCGTGCTGAGTTATCCACAGGCTGCAGATCGTTTGTTCGCTGCACGAACTAACCTGGCCGTGGCCGCCCGACCCCCCCGTCTGGCCGTGGCGGCGGGGCGGTTGTGGCAGCACCTAAACACCTACCGATTTCACATTTCCCCTGACCCCCTACCCCCCACCTGATTGCGCACTATGTCTTCCAAAAAAAATTCTGAGAATTCCGAGAACCCGTTTATCGAGTTCGCCCTGCGCTACCGGAACGACCCAGTACTGTTTGTCAAGGAGGTGCTGAACACCGAGCCGGATGAGTGGCAAGTAGAGTTTCTGAATCACATCGCGGCTGGAAACCGACGCATTAGCGTACGCTCCGGCCACGGCGTGGGCAAGTCAACCGCCAGCGCCTGGGCGATGCTCTGGTATCTGTTCCTGCGGTTTCCTGTCAAGATTGTCGTTACAGCGCCAACGTCAAGCCAGCTTTACGACGCCCTGTTCGCGGAACTGAAGCGTTGGGTGAAGCAGCTACCGCCCATGCTGCAGGACCAACTAGACGTGAAGCAGGACAGGGTCGAGGTGAAGGAAGCGCCCAACGAGGCGTTCATATCGGCCAGGACCAGCCGCGCAGAGCAACCCGAAGCACTGCAAGGGGTTCACTCAGACAACGTCATGCTGGTGGCAGATGAGGCATCCGGCATCCCAGAGGCGGTGTTCGAGGCTGCTGCTGGTTCTATGTCCGGACACAAGGCGGTCACCCTGCTGCTGGGTAACCCTGTGCGCTCCACGGGTTTCTTCTACGACACCCACAACCGGCTGAAGGATGACTGGGTGACGATGAAAGTGTCCTGCGCCGACTCTCCCCGCGTCAGCCAGGCGTACCTGGAGGAGATGGCGGCACGCTACGGCGAGGAGTCAAACGCCTACCGGATTCGCGTGCTGGGAGAGTTTCCTCGCTCAGATGACGATACCGTCATCCCTATGGAGCTGCTGGAGATGGCGCAGCAGCGAGACGTTGAGCCGAGCCAGAGTGCGCCAATGGTCTGGGGTCTGGACGTTGCGCGGTTCGGAAGTGACCGTTCAGCACTCTGCAAGCGCAAGGGGAACGCCGTGACCGAGCCAATCAAGACCTGGAAGAATCTGGACCTGATGCAACTCACGGGCGCGGTGGTCTCCGAGTACGAGGCTCTGCCACCGTCCGAGCGCCCTATGGAGATCCTGGTGGACAGCATTGGTCTGGGCGCGGGAGTGGTTGACCGGCTCAAAGAGTTGAATCTTCCCTGCCGCGGCATCAACGTCTCAGAGTCACCAGCGATGGGCGCAACGTACCGGAACCTGAAGGCTGAGCTATGGCACAAGGCCAAAGCCTGGCTGGAAGGTCGAGACTGCAAGATGCCCAAGGACGAGGCGCTGGTGTCGGAGTTGGCAATCGTCCGGTATTCGTTCACCAGTTCCGGCAAGATTCAGATTGAGGGCAAGGACGAGATCCGCAAGCGCGGGTTTCCGAGTCCGGATCGCGCCGACGCCTTTTGCCTGACGTTTGCCTCCGACGCGGTAATCGGTGCATTTGGAGGTGCTAAAGTGTCCTGGAACAAGCCACTGCGCAGGAATCTTCCTCGCGTTGCATAATTGCGCATCCAACCAAAGGGGTAATCTATGAAGATTGACAAGGCCGCGAAGAAAATCGCAAAGGTGATGGGCGAGTACAAGTCGGGCAAGCTGCACTCGGGCATGACCAAGCGCGTGGTGAAGAATCCCAAGCAGGCGATTGCTATTGCTCTCTCTGAGGCTGGCAAGTCCAAGCCTATGAAGGGGAAGATGTAATGGCTACACGCGACGTACCAGCCAAGTATGCGGCGGCGATGAATCAGATGATGACGCCGGCCAAAGAGGTGGCGAAGTGCCCTATGCCTACCCAGGACGTAGTGCTGAATCTGAAGAACCGCGCCAAGGCTATCACCACTGCCGCCTACGGCCCTGAGAATCCAGCGTTACCGAATACGGCCTACTGGAAGAAGAAAGCCGACACCTGGGACGTGAGCATCGATGACGCGAAGAAGAGCCGATGCGGTAACTGCGCGGCGTTCAACGTGCAGGACTCAATCAAGCAATGCATTGCGAAAGGAATTGGAAATGAAGCAGATCCTTGGGGAACTATACGACTCGCTGACCTCGGCTATTGCGAGATTTTCGACTTCAAGTGCGCAGCTAGTAGAACGTGCGATGCTTGGGTTACAGGAGGCCCGAACGATGGCCGTGCAGACAATGAAGCGCCTATGGACACGCAACTAGAGGGTGGGGTGGAAGAATGAAAAAACCTGGACTGTATGCAAACATCAACGCCAAGCAGAAACGTATCGCGGCTGGATCTGGAGAGAAGATGAACAAGCCTGGCACAAAGGCAGCGCCCAGCGCGGCCGACTTTCGCAAGGCGGCTAAGACGGCCAAGCCGGTGAAGAAGTGACAGCGGCCTGGACGCGCAAGGAGGGTAAGTCGGCCACTGGCGGCTTGAACGCCAAGGGTCGCGCCAGCGCCAAAGCTGAAGGTATGAATCTGAAGCCACCGGTGAAGTCCGGCGACAACCCGCGTCGGGCGTCATTCTTGGCGCGGATGGGGAATATGCCTGGCCCCGAGATGAAGGACGGGAAACCGACCAGATTGCTGCTGAGTCTGAACGCCTGGGGCGCGTCATCTAAGGCAGACGCCAAGGCCAAGGCAAAAGCCATATCTGCGAGGAACAAGGCCAAGTGACGCCAATCGGAATATGCTCAAAAAATGAGAAGTGCCTGCCGGTGCTACTCAAGTCAATTGAGTTGTATGTGCCTGATGATGTTGAGGTTTTCATAACCAGCCCAAACAAGCAGTCTC